GTCTGCAAATTTCTGCTCAGGTGCCCATATCATACCAGATTCGAACAGAGGTGCAACAGCATTTACACGTGCGTGCTTGTCGTTTCCCTTTGAGGGACTGAAGTTTACAACCGGTATATCCATCTGTCTCAGCTCGTATGTCAACGGCAATCCTGATGCCTTGGCCTCCACAATGACCGTCTCTGGTTTCCAATACTCGTACTGCTCCAGCGCCATACGACGTAGCTCTGGAAACTCGTATCTGCCTTTGATCGCATCGAGTAATATCAGATTGGCAGGACTATCCTCGTTCGGATAAAATATACCCCACGTGGTAATCGCCGAGTAATCTGCTGTCTCCTTTTTTAAAAATGCGGTATCGTAAGATTGTATTACATGCTGTAGCTGTGGTATCTCCTCGTCGGTATACTTCATCCACCACTCACGTTTTAATATAGCACCTTCCTCTGATGTCGGGTTCTGCATCCACTGCGCGTTCCATTTGCCCGTGGGCAGTGTTGCTTGGACCTTTTCTAATTCATCTAATTTCCAATACTCCGGCCAGACGGGTTTGGCTTCTTTTGATCCTTGGTCCATGATTGCCGGAAACTCGACCACGTGCCACTGATCGGCCTTTGGTTCTTTTTGATTCTGTATCAGTTTACCTGTCAGATCTTTATTAGACCATCTCGTCATGACCAATACGATCTTGCCTCCTGGCTGCAGACGCTGACGTGGACCTGACGTGTACCACTCGTAGGCTGATTCAAGAGCCGAGGGCGATAATGCATCTTGCTCGGAATGTGGATCATCTATAATTAGAAGATCTGCACCACGGCCCGTGATCGCTCCACCGACACCGGCTGCAAAGTATTCGCCGCCCTGTGCCGTCTCCCAACGTCCTGCTGCTTTACTGTCCTCTTGTAATCTTGTTTTAAAAATCTTGCCGTAGTCTTCACTATCAATTAAATTTTTTGCTTTACGACCAAACCTCACCGCCAGCTCACCCGTGTGTGTTGCCTGTATGATCTTGAGCTTTGGATCACGGCCCACCATCCAGGCCGGAAGTAAGAATGAGGCAAACTCCGACTTGGTGTGTCTCGGGGGCATG